CAGGTATAGGTTCTTTTAATGTTTCACCCGCCTCTAATGTCAGTGCGATAGGAAATATAGATGTAACAAGTCCAGGCGTTGGTGCTGCATTAGGTTTAAATCCAACAGATCAAGCGATAGCAGCTAGACGTAAGCCTCAATCACCATTATCAGCAAACATAGAACAATTTGGAGAAATATTTAATAGATGAACATAGACGAGTTAAGAGAAGAAATAGCAACTGATGAGGGCAAAGTAATGTCCGTGTACCTCGACCACCTCAACCTACCTACGCTAGGAATTGGCCACCTCATAACTGAGTGGGATGAGGAACATGGAAAACCTGTAGGCACAGAAGTATCTGAGGAAAGAGTTAATGAGCTATTTGCAAAAGATATTGAAGTAACAATATCAGAGTGCAAAGAATTGTTTGAAAACTTTGATGATTTACCAGATGAAGTACAAAAAATCTGTGCGAATATGATGTTTAATATGGGCAGGCCCAGATTAAGTGGTTTTAAAAAGTTTCGTGCTGCAATAGCGAACAAAGATTGGAATGAGTGTGCAGTTCAAATGGAAGATTCCAGGTGGCATAAGCAAGTCACAAATAGAGCAAATCGTCTCATTTCAAGAATGAGAGCGATTGAGTCCACCTAAACCTAATACTTTATTATTATTAATACCAAGTCTTTCACATTCTTTGTCTACTAACAAACCTACCTGCAAGCGTATGTTTCTTCTTTCTTGATCACAAATTATTTTTAGTTTGTTGTAAGTTTCTATATCAACACCTATTGACTTGAATTTTGATGTATCTGTCATTATACTACCTCCATGACTCATAAATACCCATTTATACCCAAAAAAAACAGAACAAGCAACAATAAGTATTTTGCAAAAAAAACTATAGCTATGGGGCTAAAGTTTGATAGTAGATGGGAAGCAGAGCGTTGGGGTCAACTCAAAGCTATGGAAAGAGCTGGTATTGTTACGCAATTAGAGCGACAAATTAAATATGAACTAAGTATTAATGATGTTAAAATTTGTGATTATATAGCAGATTTTAGATATTTACTTGAAGAAGAAGATGGACTTTCAAAACTGGTTGTTGAAGATGCAAAAGGCATACTTACACCAGAATTTAAATTAAAAAAGAAGATGATGAAAGCTATACATGGTATAGACATTCATCTCTCCTATAAAAACAAAAGTTAATTAACGCTTATTTTTATCATTTCCTTTATTAAATTTTTTTTCTAACTCACGTTTCATAATCTCTAGTCTTGACATATTTTCTTTATTTAAAGAACTGCCAGGACCATTTCTATAGTTCCTTCTTTTTTCTATTTCATTATTAGCCCAAATGAGCCCACACTTAACTGAACAAAAGTTACCAAATTTCATAACGAACTTATGAGTAAAACACTCCGTTTCGTAATAGATTTTATCGTCTGACCCTTTTCTTGGCACTTCTTTTTTCACTGGCAAATTTCCAGTATATCTCTCATTAGGTTTAGTGCCATAAAAAGTTTTAGTTTGAGGCCTAGCTTCTCTTTGACAATTGTAACAAGTTACAACGTGACTTAATTCTTTAGGTCCTGATTGACTATCATCTCTCATTTATCTTCTCCAAATACTTTTTTCATTTCTAAATTACGCAATTCTTCTAATTGCTTATTGACCTCACGCTTTTCTCTTCTCGCATAACGATAATCCTTAGTCATTAATGCAACAGTAGATGCGATTGATCTGTTATCTTCTTTTGCAATTTTAACAAAATCTGCATAAACATTCCCATGAACATTTAGAGATTTAAATTTATTTTTTTCCTCTAATTCTTCAAGTTCATATATGGGTTCCATATAATTACCATCTGGATCTGCAAATTTATGCTCAAAATTATTATGCAATTTTTGATGAGCTTCAGATATGGTAATCACACCATTTTCAGCTTCTTCTAGAATCCTCCTAGAAATGGATGACCAGGTTTCTATTGGCTTTTCAACCAAGTGCTTTCGTATTTTTGGTTTTCTAAAAAATTTACTCAATTTATCCTCCGTATGTAAAAATAACTAAAACTATTTAAAGTATGTAATTATAGTTAAAAAAATGTCAAGATAAAAAAAAATAATAAATATTGTTGACATTCAGGTTATGTATGCCTATTTTGTAGGTATCTAGTGCTTAATTTAAAAAGAAGGAGTTATTATGGACTTAGATTTTCAAACTATGCCCATTGCTGATGTCTTCAGATATCGAGAGGATTTGAAGCAGCAATTAGAGCATATCAAAAACAAACAAGCTGATATGAATAAACAGCTTGAGCTTAGATTTGGTAATTATGCCAGAGAAAAGTTAAACAACGAGAACAAAGACTATGGATCAACAACCCTAAACGAGGGTGGTTTCAAAGTAAAAGTTTCTCTAAGGCAAAAAGTTACTTGGGATCAAGATGGACTAGTTCAAACATTTATGAACGATCTATCAGAAGATGATGCCAAGCACTATGCTAAGATTACTTATGGTGTTGATGAGCGAAAGTACAATAGTGCTCCGCCTGCAATCAAAGATAAGTTGCAAAAGCATAGAACTGTTCAGCTAATGAGCACATCTATTGATATTACGGAGGGTTAAATGGCTTTAAAAATTATTTCAGCCGAAGAGCGATTAAAAGAAAAACGTGGTCATAAAATTGTTATTTGTGGTTCAAGTGGTGTGGGTAAGACAACTCTTGCTCGCACTCTTGATCCAGATACAACATTATTTATGGACTTAGAGGCAGGAGATGCTGCCATTGAAAACTGGCCTATTGATGTAATCAGACCTAAAACTTGGGAAGAGTGCAGAGATTTTGCTTGTTTTCTTGGCGGTCCTAATCCAGCATTAACACCAGATCAACCTTATAGTAATATTGAGTTTCAAAGAGTGTCACAAATGTATGGAGATCAAATGGAAATCATGAAGAAATATGATTCTATTTTTGTTGATAGTATTACAGTTGCAGGCAGACTTTGTTTTCAGCATTGCTATGGTCATCCAGATAATAAATCGGATAGAACTGGTAAAGTAGACACAAGAGCGGTCTATGGTATGCAAGGTCGTGAGATGATGGGTTGGTTAACGCAACTTCAGCATATCAGATCTAAGAATGTAATCTTTGTTGGCATTCTCGATGAGAAAGTAGACGAGTATGGTAGGGTCAATTATGAACTTCAGATTGAGGGTTCAAAGACTGGCCGTGAACTACCTGGCATTGTTGACGAAGTTATTACTATGGCAGTCATGCCAGGTGGTGACGAGCATCCGCCATATAGGGCATTTGTTTGTCAAACACTAAATCAGTGGGGTTATCCTGCAAAGGATAGGTCAGGTCAACTTGAGATTCTTGAAGAACCTCATTTAGGCAAATTATTAACAAAAATCAGTGGTCGTGATGTATCTAAAAAATTAGAGTTTGCATCACCTAATTCTAGCGAAGGGAGTAAATAAATGATTGATTTTAGTAATGTATCGTCAAGTGGCGGTGGGGGTGATTTTGAGCTTATTCCAGCAGGAACAGTAGCTCGTGTTATTGTAAATCTTAAAAGAGGTGGTGAGGTTCTAACTGAATACTCGCAAGAGCCAATGTTTAAAACTAATGGCAGAACTAAATGGATCGAGTGCGAATTTACAGTTTGTGCTGGTCAATTTGAAAGACGTAAGTTTTGGCAAAATATTATGCTTGATGGTGGTAAAGTAAATCCAGATACTGGAGTTTTTTATACCAAAGAGATTGGCTTGCAAACTATTAAGGATATTGTTGATAGTGCCAAGGGTTTATCAAAGTCCGACATCTCGCCAGAGGCCATGAAGATTAGAAATATCAGCGGTCTTGAGGTCATGGATGGCATGGAGTTTTGTGCTAAGATTGGTATTGAAAAAGGCACCAATGGTTATCAAGATAAGAATAAATTAGTTGGCACATTATGTGTTGGCGAAAATGGTTATATTGGTAACGGCGGAAGTAATACACCACCAACAACTCCGCAAGGGGGTGGCACACCACCTCAAGGGGGTGGTTTTAAGCCTGCACCCTGGGCTCAAAACAACTAAGTGGTTCTAGGTTCTAGCGGTAAGACTCCTTCTTAGTCTGCTAGAGTCGGTTTGGGTAGCACCGATACCGCAAAGCTACCCATTAAACTAGGAAGCAAACATGATTTTAAGACAATACCAAAAGATAGCAGTAGACGATGCCTCGACTGCTTTAGACAAACATAAGAACACAATTGTAGTTGCACCCACAGGGGCAGGCAAAACAATTATGTTATCGGCCTTAGTAGGCAAAAGATTCAAGATAGGTAACAAGGTTCTTATTCTGCAACATAGAGATGAATTAGTAAGACAGAATAGAACTAAGTTTTCTAAGGTTAATCCTAACATTACAACTAGTATTGTAGATGGATCAGAAAAAGACTGGTCAGGTAATATCATTTTTAGCATGGTGCAGACATTATCAAGAGAGAACAATCTAAATAACATCAACCACTTTGATTTAGTTGTGGTTGATGAAAGTCATCATGCAGTAGCTGATACTTATATGCGTATCATTGATAAGGTCAGACAAGCGAACAATTCTGTAGAGATCGTGGGTTTTACTGCAACACCTAATCGTGGAGATAGAAAAGGTTTAAACAAAGTATTTACTAATTGCTCACATCAGATTGAGATTAGCACTTTGATTAGAGAGGGATTTTTGGTGCCGCCAAAAACATTTGTCATTGATGTAGGCGTACAAAAAGATTTAGCGAATGTTCGCAAAACAGTAACAGACTTCGATATGTCAGAAGTCGAAAGAATTATGAATAAAAGAGCTATCAACAAAAGAATTGTTGAGGAGTGGCAAGATAAAGCTGGTCATAGAAAAACTGTAGTTTTTTGTAGCACTATAGTTCATGCACAAGATGTGTGTGATGAGTTTAGAAGAGCCAATATAAGAGCTGAAATAGTTACTGGCGACACACCATCACAAGAAAGAATGCAAATACTTAAAGATTTAGAGCGTGGAGATGTTCAGGTTGTTGTTAATGTAGCAGTCCTTACCGAGGGTTTTGATGCACCACCAATAAGTTGCATTGTATTGACAAGACCATGCTCATACAAATCTACGATGGTGCAAATGATTGGTCGTGGATTGCGAACAATTAGCCAAGAAGAATATCCAGGACTTATTAAGAAAGATTGTGTTGTGCTAGATTTTGGCACCAGTGTTTTGACACACGGCTCTTTAGATGAGGGCGTTGATTTAGACGGAGATCAACAAACAAAACAAGGAGCAACACCGCTAAAAGTATGTCCAGAGTGTCAATCAGAAATACCATTATCAAGTCGTGAGTGTCCTATTTGTGGCCATGAGTTTGGTGCTGATAATAAAGAAGCACTTGAAAACTTTACTATGACAGAGGTAGATTTAATAGACAGATCTCCATTTAGATGGTTAGATCTTTTTGAGAATGGTAGATGTATGATGGCAAGTGGATTTAATGGTTTTGGCCTGGTCGCACACTTAGATAATATATCTGTATGCGTTGTAAAGCGTGATAGAGGTAGGTTACGAATCATTAGTGTTGGCACAAAGGAACAAGCAATTGCAGCCGCTGACGACTTTCTAAGAGGCATTGAGGATAGTGATGGTGCCAGGAAAGGTAAAAGATGGCTAAATCAAGCGGTAACATTTAAACAAAAAGATGCTCTAGCACGACATAATGTCTTTATTAGACCTATGGATTTTAGTTGGAATAAGTACAAAGCTGCTTGTTGGTTAAATTATTTGTGGAATAAAAAAGAAATTGATGACAAAATTTTAAGTTATTACGAAGGAGATAATAATGCAGCGTAGTGAAGCGTTAAAAAAAGTTGACTTAATTATAAACGGACCTAGAGCAAAAGCACATGGTGATGCTACAGAAACGCATACATATATAGCTCAAATATGGAATATATTATTAAGAAAAAAGTTAAAAGAACCGCTTGATATTCATGATGTATATAGAGCTATGATTGGTATTAAGCAAATCAGAAACAGTCAAAATCCAAAGGTCGATGATAATATGATTGATATTATTGGATATGCGGCATTAGCAATTGAGGCAAAAGATGGCAAGAATGTTAATTAAATACACAATGCAGGAAGAAAATTCTGCTGGTGTAGAGAAGACAAAAGAGGGTGGTTTGTATTTACCATTTTCTTTTGCACAATCACCTGATCAAATCAGCGATAAAATAGGTGATACTTTGTTTGATATAATAAGTAAAAACAAAAATATGGTTTTGTTCTTGAGCTTTTCTGCTTTCTTTGAGGGTCATGAAGTGCTGCAGGGACATTTTAGTAACGAACAATTAGTAGGAGAAGGTAGATGGATAAGCCCAAGATCGGAGACGATGCACTAACAAACTTAGGTAAATTATTTAATATATTTGGTTGGAATAAAAAACTAAATGAGATAACAGAAGATGAAATACTAGCAGCAATACTTATAATACAATTTTCAATGAAGGTAGATCAAGATGACAAACATGACAGACAAAAGCTCAATGGGTTACTTCTTAAATATGTCGGCGACTATGAAGAGCGAGAAGACACCATTACAGAAGATGACATCCCTTTTTGAGGATGTCATTGACAGAAAGTTTGTCGAAAGTAATAAAAAGCAACCTAAACGAGATTATTTAGGCAGCTCTGTCTTAGGCGATAAATGCTCCAGAAAGATTCAGTATATGTTTTTGGGCACTAAGCCAGATCCTGGAAAAGATTTTGATGCAAGAACTTATCGTATATTTCAGTTTGGTCATGAACTTGAAGATAGTATGGCTGGTTGGATTAGAAACGCTGGTTTTGATTTGCGAACAATGGATTCTAATGGCAAACAATACGGCTTTGCAATAGCAGAAGAAAAGATAAAAGGTCATATAGATGGCGTGATTTGTAGTGGGCCACTTGACGTTAAATATCCTATGTTATGGGAATGTAAAACCGCAAACGAAAAAAAGTTTAGAGATTTTAAGATGAAAGGTATAAAGGCTAATCATACTTATGAAGTTCAAGTGGCTTTATATCAAGCTTACATGGAACTAACTGATAATCCGTGTTTGTTCACAGTTATAAATAAAAATACAAGTGAAATATATTATGAACTGGTGCCGTTCAATCAAGAGCTTGCTCAATACGCTAGTGATAAGGCAGTTGATATACTCAAAGCGGTTGAGCAAAATGTAATGCTACCTAGGATTGCGTTCAACAAAGACATCTTTGATTGTAGGTTTTGTCAGTTTACAGAAACTTGTTGGGGTGCAAGTTGATGGCGGCACGGAAGGTAGCAAGGTGCCACCATCAAGGGAGATGGTAATGAACATAGTAAATTTTGGCAATAAAAAACAGCCTATGTCTAGTAGAGAACTAGTAGATTTAATTAGTGAAAGAGTGCCTGCTCAAAAGCAAATAGATATATTAAGAGACACTTATCCTAATGGTGTTATGAGAGGTAATCTATTTACTATTGGATCATTACATGGAGAGCCAGGTAAGTCTCTTAAAATAGACATTAATCCAAGGTCCCCATATTTTATGAAAGGTCAAGATTTTAACGGATCTGATGGTGTTGGTGGCATTGTTAAGATTATGATGGAAGGTAGGGGGATGAAACTTTCAGAGATAAAAGAATATTTTGAGGACTATGTATCGGACACAAGACCAGTTGATGAAAGTTTGCAGCCAGTAATCAACACAGAATTAAAAGAACAAATAAATATCAACACGCCTTACGATAGCGAACATAGATATTTAAACGCACATGGCGAGATATTATGTCTTGTTCGCAGATACAATACTGTTGATCAAGAAGGTAATCCTGTATTAGATGGACATGGTAAACCTAAAAAAGAATTTAGACAGTTTACTGGTCAAAGCACATATCCAAGAATGCCTGATGTTCGGCCCCTGTATAACATACCGAACATTCTTGCTTCAGATAAAATTATTTGGGTTGAGGGCGAAAAGTGTGCTGATGCACTAAATGACTTGGGATATACTGCGACTTGCACTATGGGTGGTGCGGGTATGCTTTCAAGAAAATCAGCAAACTTATTTGACTTTTCGCCATTACAAGACAAAGAACTAATTATATGGCCAGACAATGACTCAGCGGGTAAAAAGGTAGCTGAACTTGTTCAGGACTTAGCTATGAATGCAAATGCTAAGTCAGTTACTATGCTTACACCGCCAAGAGGTAAGCCAGAGCGATGGGATGTAGTTGATGCCATAGCCGAACAATTCAATATTAACGAGTTTCTTAATACAAATATTAAGCAAATTAAAAAGAATATTAACCTTTTAGATGAGTCTTTACTTGTAAATAGATTTGTCGGACAAGCACCAGAGCAAAAGTTTTTGATAGGTGAAACATTACCACTTGGTGTTCCTATTATATTTTCAGCGGCTGGTGATGCTGGTAAAGGTATGATGACTTTAGACCTGGCAATGAAAGTATCAAGCGGTCAGTCCATGTCTACTGCTTTCGGTGGTTTGATTAATGAATATGGCAACACAATTATATTCACTGCTGAAGATGACGAAGATGAAATGCACCGAAGAGTTGAAAGACTTGACATAGACAATCACAGAAATAGTTTTGAACATGAGTTGAGAATTGTAAGCTTACCTAATGTCGGTGGTGTATTTCCTATTATGCAAGAAACACATGAGGGCTACAGGACCAGTGATGAGTTTGATAAACTTTACGAACAAATAAAGCAAATGGCTAATTTAAAGCTGATTGTGTTTGATCCGTTAGCATCATTTGTTCACGCTGATGTTAACGCTGATCCTGCTGCGGGTGCAGCTCTTACTGGACTACTTGCACAAATAGCTACAGAAACTGGTGCATCTGTAATTATGTGTCATCATATGACAAAGATTAAAGAAGATTTAGTTGTTAGCTCACCTGAACAAGCGAGAAACATGATTAGAGGTACTTCAGCATTGGTTGATGGTGTACGTTGTGCTTTTGCATTATGGCAAGTTGATGAAGCTACAGGTCGTAGACGTTGCCAGGATTTAGGTATTGATTATCAAAGAAATAGGTGCTTTGATGGTGCAGTTGTAAAGTCTAATGGTCCAGCAAACAGAGCTATTAGACATTTTATAAGAGATATGCACAGTGGCTTGTTGGTTGATAGAAGTGACGACATTCAAAGATTACATAGCGGAACTAATAGAGAGATTAAGAAAACTGCATTGTATAACTGGATTATTAATTGTGAAGATCAAGGTAGGGCTATGACACAACAATCAGGTGCAGACGCTTTACTTCAAAGAATGATAAGTGATGCTGATGCTCCTAAAGTTTTAAACAATAGCACACAAAGAATATTAGACGGATTAGTAAGAGATCTAATTCAAGAAGGTATGATAGCTAAGTATTCGTTTAGCGTAAGCGGTGGCAGAAAATGGCTCGGTGCTTGTGATGGCCCGATGAGTCGAGGTGAGTATGAGGCTTCAACAGCAAGGGACAATATATAATTAGGGACAGGTGCATAAATGAAAAAATATGATAGATGTTGTGAATGTGATAAGTTGCTACCTATTATAAAAACAAAACGAAAGTATGGCACCCTTTGTAAAATTTGTGTTAAAGCAAAATTACTTACCATGCACAATAACAAATCAGATTTTAAACCTTTACCTGATGTAGAGACCGATGAAAGATTTGAAGATGATCCTAGAGCACTCAAAGAAATCGAATATGGGCGCGTAACAAGAAATCATACACATCTCTTTTCCAGAACTATTTTAGATGATATAGGTTGACACATAGGCATTCTAGGCCTATATATATAGTATAAAGAAAATGGTGTTTCATTGCACCATTCCTTTTGTTTTAAAATGTTTGTGAAAAGGGCCCAGAGAAATCTGGGTCTTTTTTTTTGTTTGACATTTGGCACTCATTTCCTATAATCCTATCTTAATCTAGCAACATAAACAAAAGGAGAATAATTATGACTGCTTATCAAAACAATCTTTTAATTGAAGTCGAAGAATATTTCGGTAGTCTATTAACTGATGAAGGTAAAACGAACAAACAAGCGTTGATCCTGGTCAAAGAAAAATTTGGCGAACATGGTCACGAACATGTTAGTGATCTAATTAAACAAGAAGAAAAATTAGATAATGGAGATTACTATTATGAATACTAAATATTTAAAACTGCACATTCATAAAACAACAATTCACAAAAAGCCGAGCCTGTTTGTTCGGTATTACAGGAAGTTTGTCGAATGGTTAAAATGTTTCTAATTATTTGTGTTGTTTGGATTGAAGGTCCAAGACATAGTGGTGGTGTAACTAACTGCATGATGCACATTAGCAAGGTTGAATACCGAACAATTGAAGAATGCAGGGCAGATCTTAAAAATAGTAAAAGATTAGTCATTGGTCGTTTACGAGATGAATTTGGCGATAGACCAGATGATTATAATGTTCAAGCCAGTTGTTTAAAAGCTGCATAAATTGTTTGACATATAGGTAATGATTGCTTATTAATACAGAATAACATTTTAAATGAAAGGAGTATGTTATGTATTATGGTGCTTATGGTGCCAATCTAAATAAAGACAATATGGCGGTGCGTTGCCCCAAAGCCCAACCCATGATTAGCTTCATGCTTGAGGGCTTTAGGCTTGTCTTTAATGGTGTTGCAGACATTGTTAAGGATAAAGACGCACAAGTGCCTATTGGCTTATGGAAAATCACCAAAGAATGTGAAAAAGCCCTAGATAGATTCGAGGGCTATCCATACTTGTATAAGAAGATTAGGGTCGATTTAGATATTCCAGGTGTTAATGGTAAAGTAATGATTTACGTTATGCGTAATAAAGGTGTTGCATTGCCCGCCGCTCATTATTTCAACACTATTGCCCAGGGTTATGACGATTTTGGCCTTGATACTGACTATCTTAATTGGGCGGTGCATGAGGCCGACCAAATGCAAAAAAATAAATTAGATGTATTTAGAAAGGTAGGTAGCTGATGATTGAGGTTAATTTAATTCGTTGCACGGAGTGTAATGAGAAAATTTTGCGTAACCGAGAGCTGGTTTTAAATAACAAAACTATTTGCCTTGGTTGTGCAACCGAAAAAGGTATTACTCGGGTCCATAGTATGGACATTGATCATAAGCTTAATTGCTTTAAGAAAGCTGGAACTGGACCTAATGATTGCCATTATTGCTTTGTCGTAACTTGGGGAACTATGAAAAAACTAGGGTACGAATGCACCAACGCAGGTAGCTGGTTTAAGCGAACAAATAATGAGAAAGTCCTGGTTATTTATGAGTGATTTACTTACACTTACGAACTTACCACGGGAAGTAAAATTGATGGTAAGTCGTAAGTCATTGTTTTATATATGTATATCTAATTTACTTACCGAGGTTACGAAAGGCCTTGGTAAGTATTTTATGCCCTCTAAGTCATTGATTTTATTGGTACTTACCAACTTACCGAACTTACCCCCTATAAGGGGGTATAGGGGGGCGGTAAGTAACCCGCCCCATACCCCATATAAACTATAGGAGAAACTATGCCGAAAGTCGGACAAGATCTAACACGAGAACAACGATTAGCGGGTCAAAAAAGACTGACTGATAAACAACAAGCTTTTCTTGATAACTTTATGCATAAAGATATGACGCAGACTTCTGCTGCTAGAGCAGCGGGATATGCTAACCCTGGAGTAGATGCAGTTAGGCTGCTTCGGAACCCAGTTGTCCAAGAGCGTTATCAAGAGATGCGGGAAGAAGCTCGGAGTCGATTCGGGGTAACGATTGAGAAGTCGGTGCGGGATCTGCTGAAGATCCGTAACGAGGCTTGGGAGAGCGGGAAGTTTGGTGAGGCTATTCGGGCTGAAGAACTACGCTTAAAGGCTACAGGATTGCTTGTAAATAAGGCCCATGTGCTACATGAACAGGCAGACACTATGACAAGAGAACAAATACTGACAAAACTACAGGAATTTCAGGAACTTGCCCATAAACGCATGAAAATAGCGAACAAACCCCATAACGACCCAAATACGATAGAACATAGTAGCGTAAAACCCACAAATTAGCAGAAAACACTTGCGGGGGTGCCTCGGGCAGTCGGGCTCGGGGTTTCCCAGACTTCGGGTTCGGGCTGATGCCTGGTTCCTTCGGGCTTCGGGCTACCACCAAACCCGCAGAAAACCGCCATTGTTCGCTTTTCGGGTTCCTGCCC